TGTGGTCCGACGTTTCCTTTTTCACCTACGGGGCCTTGCGGACCTTGTGGACCGCTCGGGCCCGGAACACCTCGTGGACCTGTTTCTCCTCTAGGACCTTGTGGGCCCGTCGTTTTTTGCCTTTCTTCCTCTTCTAACAACTGCTTGTGTCGTTGAATACTCGACAAAGCTTCATTTAAACTACTCATTGTTACACCTATTATGCACTACTGATTAAATTCCACGGCCTTGATTACCCATTTGCGCCATTATGGCTGTTGTGTTCATCTCAACACTTCGTGCAAGCCATTGCTGGACGAAACTTTTTTTCTGCGTTTCTGTCAAACCTTCAGATTTACTCAAAAACGCCGCTACGCCGCGCTGTCTATAAACTTGAGAGCGTGCGTCGTCGTTTACTGCCAACATCTCACTCAGGAACAAATTGTTGTATACGTCTTGATACCAATCAGGGATTGGTGCCCAATCGAAGTTGGATACGAACGCTGCTGCTGTTTCTGCGACGCCTGCATTATTAGCAACGGTGAGCGTTGTTGCTGTACAAGAAACCACCACGAACGAACCGTTGTTGACTGTGTGCGCCGTGAAGCCTGTGATTTGAGCAACTGACCCTGTTGGAAAAGAAAGAGGGTCAAACGTGCCTGTGTACGCGGTGTTCGAACCGGCTGCGTTTGCCGCCGCAGTAATTGAAAACGGACCAAACATCTGTGGCTTCTTTTGATAAATCAAAGTCACTGTGTACGCCGCGTTCGGGACGCCCATAAAACGGAGCGTTATTTGCGTGCTCGAAATCAAAAAGATACAAGCAGACTCGGGACGCTGAGGTTCGGATGCAAGCGAAATTGGGTTGTTGTTGTAGACGTCTGTGATTTCCCAATACTTACCGTTCGAATCAAGAATAGCTACCTTTTCAAGAAACCCGAAGTCGGGGATCGCGGAGAGCAAAACGGTGTAATCTTGCGTTCCTTTTACCGTCGGAGAAGACAAAGTGAACGTTGCTCTGTTCCAAGGCCACGCAATCGGTGGGGTCAAGAACGTAGAACGAATCATCGTCGCAGTTGATACTGCAGGCTCTTGGCCGAAGCCTGCATTCAGGGGGGCGTACTCGACGAACGTTTGGGCCCAATTAATTGATTGTGTCAGTGTGTACATTTTTACGATGCCTTACAGTATTTGCAGTCGGAAGAAACCAACCCGCGATTAATGTGCCAGCGGGTGTGCATACCTTTGGGACCGCCAATCTTGCCGCCTTTTCCTAAACCCATCTGTTGAACTTTTTTCATCCAACCCGATTCTGCATTTCTCTTGCCCACTATCGGTCCACAGGCTTTGCCGCCTGCTGAAGATATGCGTTTTAAATGTCCTGTTTCAACGTTAGTTAAGCCACCTTTGCGAGAGGCGCTTACTCTATCAAAATCAGGGGAGTGGATTCCCAACTTTTTCTCAACGGTTGTTTTGGCACCTAAACTTCCGGCAGCTTTCGATGCTTCGACGGCATCAAATCCTACGTATTTCTGCCAAAGAGGAGAAAACTGATTGGACAAAGCGCCAATACGATACGTGCCCATTCGAATCATTTCCATATGCTCGGCGGCTGCCAAATGCCATAGAAATGGACAGAAAGAATCCTGCGAATCATACAAATCCAAGTCACTGCTTTCAATTCTTTTGACTTCTTTGATGAAGTAGTTTTTATATCTATCTCTATAATCAGGTTGTCTGAAACGAATTTTCAAAGAACGAATGGTACTTCCTACTTTGATAACACGATTAGTATTCTTGTGAACTATGTGATAAATTATTCCAGTCATATTAGCCCACAACAGGGTACTGAAAAGGCCACGCGGCCCCCTTGAACTGATTTCTGCTGCGTCCACTTCCCATAACGGTGCGATCAGGAAGGAAAGACCACTCTTCCAATTCGCGGTCTTGAGTCTCACGCATTTGAACCAAAGAAGCTTTCCACAATGCCCATTCATCCTTAAACTTCGCGCGCACCTTTGCTTCGGGAGAATAGCGATAGCATTGCGCGATAAAACCGGCACGAAAGAACGGCTCGTATTTATCCGGGAACGGGGACAAAACATCATCCAACGTTACAAACTTAGGCGGAACCATCTGACCGTTGATAGTAAATTGCCACACAACGCCCGTTTGCGATGGGACGTTCAAAATACGAATGCCCATACCTATTGGATCAACAACTGTCCACACCGTAGTAGACGCGTCGCCGCGAGTTGCACCGGTAATTTGTGTTCCCGGGACTGCGCCAATCGGAGCCGTCGGTGCGTTAACGCCCTCGGTTCCGAAACCAGTCAACACGAGCAAATTGCCGTTCGAGTCGATGATTTGAGAAATCGGGTTTGCAGGCATAGCTGTTGTTGCCAAAGGTCCGATGTAAACCGACCCTGCTTTGGGGTTGTTACCCCAAGACGCGCTATTGATGTTTGGCTGACCCCATGTGCCGTAATAAAGTTCGTTGTTGGGATACGAAGCAACAAGGAAACCCGGATCGCCGATGTTTGTGCCGCCATTCGCCAAGTACGTTCCTGTGCGTTGGGGCAAAGCTCTGCCGCACTCGACGCGGACCCAAGGCTTGGGTTGCTGAGTGCTGCTGATGTCAATCGCTATGCCTTTTTCCAACCACTCGAACGCGTACACAGAACTATTATCTGGATTCACGAGAGCGTAATCTTGCTGCCAAGACCACGTATAAAAAAGAGGAAGCTGCGCCGAGTTCCATTTGTGAGGAAAGTTGACCGAGCAAATCTCATTGAACACATCGTTTGCAATCGTTAGCGCGGGCTCTTGCGAGAAACCGCCCACATTGAGAACAGGCTCGATGTCAGCGAAACTCATAACACGGTCGACGATGTTTTGAATCGTGTACGTTGAGCCTTGTGATCCTACGGGTTGACCGAGAAAGTTAACGCCTGTGATATCTGACGCCACAATAGTTTGATTAGACGATGTCGGTGTAAACTTGATTCCCGGTTTGGTGGGTTTGATTACGTACGCACCGGCAGCTAGCCCGGTGAAACTATACAAGCCGGTTGGTCCCGCAGTAGTAACGGCAGAAGCCACACCGCTGAGAGTAATCGTTGCGCCCGCTAGCGCTTGCCCTGAAATAGAATTAGCCATAGCTTAAAATTCCTGTTGAAAATCTTGTGCAGCAAAAGAGGGGGCCGCAATTTGAAAATGATTGTGACAGAAGGGTGTGGATGCGTTCTCTGTCAATTGAAGGAGGGAAATCTGCATTCTGCCTTGAACTACTAGAAACTGAAAATAAAAAGGGGCGACCGTAGCCGCCCCCTGTTGCGCTTGTCTACTGGCTTGTTTAAATCGTGACGCCTTCGACCACTTCGCCGCTATCCTTGTCGACGAATCGGCTGTTGAATTCCGCTCCGTACGCGTCGAGGTTAGTTGCGTTAGGTGCCACGTTCGGGATGGATTCCGATGCCGACTGCGTATCGGTAGAAGCGTCACACATGTTAACCGCTTCGCGCCATCCAATCTTTGTGTGATTTGAAATCTTTCTTTCTTTGCCGGTCTTGTCTTCGCGAACAAGATATTCAACGGTGTCCTTCGGGAACCACTTCATGCCGCAAATACGGCAACGGATGTACGTGGTGAACGCGATGAAACGGTGTTGATAAACGGCGTAATCCTTGTTCTGTGTCTTCGGCCCTTTCTTGCCACCCTTAAGGTGCTTGCAACGGGCTTGCTTCAACAGAACTTTGGAGTCCTGATCCTTTGCGTTACGGTCGCGTTGACGTTGAATCGTCTTGCGACGAGCTTCGTCTTCTTGCGCCTTTTGTGCGTCGCGTCCTTCTTTCAAAATCAGGTATTGAAGAAGTTGGCCCAACATACCGGCGTCGACTACGGCTGCCGATGCTTGTTTGGCTGCGATTGCTGATGTTTCTGCCTGTGCTTGAACTAAAGGCTCCGTAGAAGGAATCGTACCTTCTCCGAGTTGTTCAAACACCGACTTCGGTTTCTGATTGTTTCCTGTGTTGCTCATATTTTCCTTATTAAACTACGCGTACCTTATGGCGTACGTTACCCAGTGATTTGTGTCAACACGATTAAGGTTTGTCGACTAACCTTTACAACCTTACTGCTATGCTTGGGTATCTTTACCGGCCAACTCTTCTGCCGTGTATCGCTTGCCGTTGCGGATTTCCCACAAGGATTCACGATAACGTCGGAAGCATCGGTTGCCCGAGGGATTCCCAAAAATTTGATGTGCCTGCCATTCGGTCAGGATTTCGCACTTGACTAATTCTACGATTGCCGTTCGCCAGCCTCTGAGTTCACCGGCGGGAAGATTGTGCTTGTCAAGCTTTAATAGGCTCCATTCGTACATGAACGGAACTCGAATGTAACAAACGTACCTTGCGCGACCCGTAACCTTGGGCGGGATGCACCATAGTCCAACCGTGCCTTGAAGGCCATTGTAAACCGTGAAACACTTGACGGGACAAATTGAGTTCGTTCTCAACTTGTGCATAAACTGATCGGTGGACATTGGATTAACTAAGCGCGCCTTGGCGTTTGTTAACTCAATTTGGTCCTCCATTTGGTAACGTTCGACCATTTCATCGGAGATTTCTTTCTCTCTTAGGAATGATTCGCGTGCATAGTTCTTCCACTCGTGAGGACGTTTCACCCAATCGGGTGTGCCTCCCGCGAGAATTTCTTGAATGGACGCCGTGGTGGTGGGGACGTCGTGGTGGCTGGTGATGATTTCGCCTTCGTGGGCGCGTGTGTTGCGGAGATCAACGTGTTGCTGACCTTCGGCGAGGGTGAACGGGTTAGGTGACATTATTTGATTGCTCCATGCACAATTTACATTTTGGATTTACGATGTTGCGATTGGTGTGCCAACGAATATGGCGTGCTTCTCTTTGTTTATCAGACCACGGTTTTCCCGTGTGAGCTTCTGACATGCGTTTTTTAGATTCTTCGCTACGCTTGGCTCCGACGTGTGCCGCCATTAGTTTATCGAAATTTTCTTTCGTCATCTTACGACCAAGAGCGTATTTGTTACCTTTGCTACGTTCCGATAGTTTACGACGGTGACTTTCGGGCATTACTAAACCCGTTCTGGACTCAGACATCTTGGCGCGAGTCTCTTCGCTCATTCTAACGCCCAAAGAACCATCGCCACCGTATGTTATGTTATAGCCTTTTTCAGGATTGGTGGTGTTCCAAATTTTTATTAACTCTATTTCGTAGTAGTCCATCTCTTGTTTTGTTCCAACAATAACAAGAGTTTTTACATCGAAACCGTCGATGCCGTGCTTGCGAATCGCTCGATAGAGCAATCTCTTTCCTTGATATCCGTTTTCAGCCAACCAAACATTTCTTTGCCAGTATGATTCCAAATTCGTACCAGCGTGTTGACCGACGTATCTTTTTCCGTTCTTTTTATTAGTGATTAGATAAACTATCATTTTCTCTCCATGAAAGAGTGTGATTGAGGGGTGTGTTCATGGCACACCCCGTCAATCTTAATCCTAACACGAATGATCGTTCGTGTCAAGAAGTTTTTGTTACTGGATAGCAGGCCGTTTGTTACCGCCTTCGCGGAGTCGATCATTTCTGTCGACTTCTTACAGTTTCGTTTCCTGTAAGAGCAGACTGTCGCATAACCCCGAGGGGTTTTCTCTCGCTCAGTCGTTACTGGTGGAATTTCTTCCTTCCAGTCTGTTCCCATTTCAGGGTTCAGCTTAATCAGAGAGAATTTTCTACTAACAGATTACGCTGCTAGGAGTCCGTATTGAACACTATCAATCCAGCGTAGACGCTGGGTATTTGTTCCCGTTGCCGGTGGCAAGGTCACTGTCTGGTGGAAGCGGTATGAAGCCCATCCACCGATTGTTGCTGTTGGATCGAATGAGGACGGAGGAGCATCCGTAACGACGCGGCAGTCGCAATATGTTACTCATTTTTTCAATGGAGCTAATCATTTCTGTTAGCTTCATACGATTTTATTCTCGTATGTTCGGACTATCGCATCACCCCAAAGGGTGTTTCAGGACTTAGTCTCTCACGCTGCTTTCGCTTGCGCCTTGTTCCCATCTCAGGGTTCAAGTCAATCACCTAAAATTTATTCATCGCGGATTTCGCCGCGAGACCACCTACTCGCCGATGGTTCTCCAATCGCCTTCATCCAAATCTGTGTCTCCGGGCCGTATGTTACTCGCTTTTAAAAGCGGGGTTGGTCATTTCTGCCAACCTCTTCATCTTTTTATTCGATGAAGAGCAGACTATCGCATCACCCCGAAGGGTGTTCGCTCGCTTAGTCGTTCACGGTGCCTTTCGGCTTCCGCCTTGTTACCGTTTCAGGTTTCAAGTCAATCAGAGCAAATTATCTACTAGCAGATTACGCTGCTATGAGTCCATGTTGAACTTGGAGCCACACACCGATCATAGAATAATTACCGAAAACGTAAGTTCTATAAGCGGTCTTACCAGCCGAGAAGTTAGCCGTCTTGGTCACGAACGGGGTCTGACGGAAAAGAATGTTCGTACCCGGAAGCACGATTTCTTTTGTCTGATCCGATCCGGCCATTTCGTCAAACTTGCGCTGGCCACTTTCCGTGTGCTTCCAGTTGTCGATGATGCTGTTGTTCACAGTCGTTGCGTTGTAAATATCGCCAAGCACGTTAGGCGATACGACGCCGTAGTACATCCCCTTTTTGCAAGGAAGTACGTCAATCGACACAAGCTGCTGCTTCATTTCACGAACGGTCGCGAGATCGAGCGTGAACGGAGAAGAAAGCAACCCGTTCTGGTTTACGTTGCCGTCAACGCTTGACGCGCTGTCTGCAACTGCGCTGTACAACTCGCTGATCGACTGACCGGCTTGATAGCCGAGTTCGACTGCGCTGTTGCCAACAAGTTCGTCAATGCTAGAAGCGATTGCGAACGCGCTGAAGTTTGTATAGTTATTCCATTCGCCGACCGTTGCCGGTGCGGTGATTTGCGAAACAACTTCCGGTGCTCCAACGTTACCGTCAGCGGCTTGTGCAGTGTCACCCGTTAGAGTGTTGTACTGGAAGAACTGACGGTTAATGCCCATATGCAACCCCTGAACGCGGCGTTCTGCCACGGTCACGAATGCATCTGTCTCACCCTTTAGGTTCGGGATCAGTTCTTTGTCGAACAAGATCGCCTGCGCGGTGAGTACGTTTGATACGTTTGATGCTGAAGGTGATGGTCCACTCATGGGATCAACCCTTTGCCTCTTAAATTAAAGCGTCGGTTTTATCCGCGCTGTCCGACTACTGGGATACCCGCTGCTTCCAACCTCTTGACGTAATTGGCGTCACGAAGTTTTTTGCGATATTCATCACGGGGCATCTTTGCGATTTCTCTCAATAGTACTGAACGAGTTTGTTCGATGGTTGGCTTAGGTGCTTCACTCGGTCGTGCTGCAGACATCGAGCCGGGTTGCAAACCACCGTTAACTCCCGGCCTACGGGCAGTTTGTTGCGCATTTTGCGCTACTGCAGGCGTAGGATTCGGGGCCGTTTCCGCTGCGGGAGGTACCACCGGTGTTGCCGGTGCCGCTGACGGCTGTACTGTAGGTTGAACTGTTTCCTTGCTCGGAACAACGGCTGGCGTTATTGACGCCGAGGCCGAGGCTGCGGGTGTGGACGCTGATGCCGAAGTATTATTCGACGGCTCAGCAGATGTTGTCACTTCAGTTGCCTGTTGCCTTTCAACCTTAGGCAACTGGTGTTTTACTGCCTGAAACGCCTTCTCAAGATTTTCATACGACATAGATAGTCCATTAGCGGACATATACTCGCGCATGATGTTTGAGGATGCGAGACACGGCAAGAAATCTTCTTTGTGGTCTTCCATCCAAGCTTCGGCAACTTTCTTGCCTTGCTGGTGGGCGTCTACCTCGGCCTCTCGTGCTGCTACTTCGGCTTCGGCGACTTTCTTAATTGCTTCAATTCTCTTCTCTGGGTCTTGTTCTTTTGCTGCTTCATCGAGAAGTTGAGCGGTCTTGTCTTTTGCGGCCCTAACGGCTGCGTTCTTTACTTCGGCATCGGCTGCCACAACTGCTTGCTTCGAGCGATTGGCCTTCAAGCGCTCTGCGTAACGAACCGCGTGAATGTGCGCTTGCTTCTGCTTCTCGGAAACTTCTTCCCACGACCATCCCTCGATGTGAGTCGGACGACCGATAGGCTGACCGTTTTCGTCGGTCACTTGATAATCTAATACAATCTTTTTCTTCGGCTCTTCTACGGGAACGACGGGCGCTTCACCTTCGGGAGTAATCGGGGCCCCTAGTTCGGACGCTTGAGCGTTCTTCTCTGCTTCGAGGGCAGCGGCTGCTCTAGCCTCATCTTCTGCAATCTGCGCGGCTTCGGCTGGGTCCACTTGACGACGGGACTTCGGCACGTAATCCGGATCGTTCAACATCTCGCTGGCAATTGTTTTGCCTTCGGGTGTGACGAGCAAAGCGTTGACGGCGTTCAATACGTCGCCACCGGCTCTCATCGCGGATTTCAAATCTTCGAGTGTTGCGGACTCAAGCCATGTTAGGCTGATGTCATTTGCGGTAAGTCTCATTTTATTGTTCCTTAAGATTAATTCAACTGCTTCCCCTCGGGAGGGAATTACTTAACACTATTTTCAGACTTCTTGGGACGAGCCGGATGAATGCCAAAAGTCTTCTTTATGGCTTCTGCCGGATCGGCCTTCGGGTCCGCTTTCTTTGCTGGATGAATTCCGAACGCTGCGCCTACGGATTCAACCACTTCTCTATCTTCTTTCGCTTGCGTCTGTCGTATTGAATTAGCGTGTACGACAATTGACTTGAAAAGAAGATCACTAAACTCTGAGGCGTTACGAGCGCGTAATGTTCTTGTTTGGGCTACACGCTCGTAATCCTCTGATTCTGGGTCTAATCTTATAATGTCCTGTGTGAACCTGAGACAGGCTTCGTTAGCGATTTCCTCAACCACTTTCCACCCGGGTGAAAGAATTACTTGCAAAAGCAGTGCTTTCTTTGCGGGTGACAAATCTGGTGAAAGAATTGTTTGCTTTTCTTTTTGTCTCTCAGTCATTAGGACCTCTTATGCTTTTTCAAATATTTGATTGCTTTAAGTAAAAGGTCTATGCTGTCTTTAAACATACCTAAACCCCTATTGCAATTGCCACAAAGAAGACCTCTTAACTTGTTGGTTTTGTGGTCGTGATCTACCGATAAAACTCTTACCTTGCCTGAACGATGGTCTTTGTGGGTTTCTTTGTTGCCGCACAGAGCACAACGATTCCTTTGTTTTTTAACTTTCTCTTTGTACTCTTCAGGCGTAATACCGTAATTGTGCTTGCGAGCAATTTCAGCAACTCTGTCAGGATGCTTTTTAATCCACTCTTTAGTTCTGGCGATTCTTTCGGGGTCTCTGTGCCTTTTGTGCGTCTGTTCGTACTTTCTGCTTTTCTTGAGATTTAATTCTTTGATGCGCTCGGGGTTATTCAGTGCCCATAGTCTCGAACGTTCTTTTACTTCTTCTGCGTGTGCAAGATACCAAGCATGTTTCTTTTCTGCGTCTGTCATTTGTCTCTCCTTATAAGAGTGATCTGGGGGAGTATAAGGCTCCCCCTGTATCAGTAAAGCCGTGGATTATAAGCCCACGGGAAGTATTTTACAAAGCTGTTGTTGAACCGAACCCAGATGTTGTATTTTGTCCTATCAATTCAGGCTGTGTAGCCTTATTGATGGCGGCACGAAACGCTTCATTTCCTGCCTTACCCAACTGTTTCTGGTTCTCTATTTGTTGTTCGTGCTCGAAGTTTGCTTTCTGCATTTGAGCGGCACTGGCTGCCTGTGCTTGCTGTAAGGCTGCAGGCGAGTTAGCTTGGTGACGCTGTGCTTCTTCTGGTGTCATCTTGCGGAGGAACGATTGACTAAATTTCCAACCCGCCGCATCCACAAACGCCTTAAAGATTGCAACAGCATCAAATTGATACCCTGCATCGTTAGCATTTGCTGTGAATGAGGGGTTGTTCAAAAGTTGAATAATTATAGGAAGGGCTTGCGCCATTTCCTTCTTCGCGCCCAACTGCGCGCCCGCGAGAACTTCATATTCGATGTTCGCTTCTCGGAATTCAATATGGTCGACTAGATATGGCTCACCAAGCTCGTCGCCGAGTAAGTCACGAATGACCGACGTTGGCAACAATAGATTGTTGAGTTCATCCATCTGATACAGCCACGGCTTGAACACTTGACGAACGAATCGTCCTGTCGGACCATCAAGTCGGCTGGCGTTAGCTTGAATAACCGCTGCCGCGCCCGTTCCCGAACGCATGCCTGTGGTTTTAATACCAGCGGCACCTGCGCCTTGAACAACTTGTTCGTTCGCTCCTGACGTCGACGCTCCCGATGACTGAGCTTGTGCAATGAACTGCCACGCTTCTCCCGGGACCGGCGGCATCTGAAGAAACTTAAATGCCTTGTCGACGTCTTCTTCGACGTCGATAATTCCGCCTTGACGCCAACGGACGTCTTGGGTAAGAGCGTTAAAACCTTTCTTACGAACGGCGGTTGGTTGCAAACCGTACGCCAACAAATCAAGAGCCAAGTTTGTTACGCCTTGCTCAACGATTTGCTCGCTTCCGATAAGAAGACCAAGCCCTTGTCCGTAAAAACAATCCGGAATGTTTCGCCAATTGAACGAATAGAACGGAATGTGTCCGTACGGGTTCGCTTCATTGCGAACAAGAATATTGTGTCCGTTGAAGGACAGAATCACAATAACCTTCTCGTCATCCCAACGTTCCAAAATCTCGATAGGTGAACGGTTAGGATCGGCTGAAGTCTTGTAGCTGCGTGGCAAAGCATGTTGGATATATCCCATCATGCCTTCCGGAAGCGTCATCGTAATATTGTCTGGACCCGATGTCGGGTTCTGCGCAAAGATTGCTCTGAGCACATCCTCTTCAGGAATGTTGTAGCCTTCTACGCCACGTAGACGGTTAAGATCGCTGTACGTTGCGTAATCGCGATATACAACCCAGCCCGCGCGGCGAATGTCGCCGACGCGGCAACCCGGATTTACAAGCACTGTGCGAATATCGCAGAATTTAATCCAAGGATGCGAAATCTTCTTCGTGTACTCTTCGGCTTCGTAATCATCCGATTCGGGTGTGTCAACCATCTTGACACTTCCGTCTGGTTGCTCAATAGGCTTACGTTCGCCTTTGCGCTTGTAACGGCGCATCTTCTTTTCGAATTCGACGAAACCGTACTTCATGATACCAGTGCCCAAAAGGGCAGCTTGTTCCATAGTACGTTCGACTTCTTCTTCGAAGTGCATCTGATCTAGTTGAGCCGAAAAAATTGCTTCTTTGGCTCTAACTACATCTTGCGATACAGACGGGCGAGGACGAAGATCGAATGGCGGGTCCTCGTAAAACAACCCTCCCATGACTTTGGGAACGATGGATGAAATGTGATTGCTCACCATGAATTTAGGAACCGATGAGCTTCCAACACTTCCGCCATCAAAGGCGCTTTGTGTCGCGGGTGATTGATACAATAAATCTGCGAGGGTCCACCCGCTACTCCATTGTTGGAGGTTCAAATACGAATCTGCTTCTGTTGTGTCGTCTATAACCAGTTTCACGGCGGCAGAATCGTTAAATGCGATGGTGTCGGTTTCTTTATCTACGTGTGTATTTTCCTCTGTAATCTCATTCGCAGGAGTAACATAGAGATCGTGGATTTTTTGCTGAATTCTCTGATCTTGGTCAGACATTGCGCTCTCTTAACCTTCTAGCCATTTGCGACAACTTCATCCTATGTTTAACCTCTTCAGATAAGGGCATTCGTTTCCTATCTTCTGGAGATTCGTTTAGCCGTCTCTTTTGTTGGGCTAAACGCATATTCTCACGAGTCTCTTCTGTTGCCTTTTTACCGCTGTGTGCGATAGAAAGTTGTTGCTTTGTTTCTTTTGAAAGAATTTTGCCTTTGTGCGCCGAACCTATCTTGCGTCGAGTTTCTTCAGACACGTGTCTTCCGCTGGGATTTTTATTCCCTTTCATGGCAGCGGACAGCTTTTGCCTTTGTTCATGTGTCATCTTTTTACCGGTGTTAGCTAAAGACAGTTTTCTTTTTGTTTCTTCAGAAGGAACATGCCCCACACGATACTTATTGCCTTTGTGTAACTTAGAGATAGCTTGGCGTTGTTTTTCTGTTAATGGCGGTCTATCATCTCCACCGGGAAGAATGTTGTACCCGTTAGGAAACAAAGTGCAATAACGTTTTATGTACTCTATCTCAAACTCATTCGCCAACTCTTTAGTCGGAACATCGAACAGAACTTCCATAGAGAAGTTCTCTCTTCCGTGTTTCTGAATCGCATTGTACAAATATCGGCAATGATTTTTAGATACGTGCATGTTCCATCGAGCAGACAGGCTTTGTTTAGTCTGCCCAATGTACCGTTTGCCGTTAATCAAATTCGTAATCAAATAAATAAACATTTTCACTCTCCTGTAAAGAGTAGACTGAGGCGTGTTACAGGCACGCCCCAATCAGGTTGTACGTACAAAATTAGATTCGCATTCCGGCGGGCAAAATCTTGCCAACCAGTTTTTTCATTAACTCTTGCCGAGAATCTCTCGGAGGAGGCGTGTCTATTACAATCGGTTCTTTTGGTTTTGTTGGAGAAGGACCGCCGTGCATGCGTTGGTACCAAGCGCTTCTTGCTTCTTTAGCTAGCATGTCTTCGTGTTCTTTTTCGACTTCTTTTGGGTCAGGATTGACCCCCAAAGCAGATGCCGGAAGATGTGTAACCGCCAAACTTATTGCGTCAACGATGTCATCTTTTTTGTATCCCGTGCTCTTGCCGCCTTTATAGTCAATGAACTGTTTATATAGCTCGTCAATCCACCAACCCTTAACGAACCACAAACGCTCTTGCGAATACAAAAACTGCAAATCCATAACGCGAATTTTCTTAGCTCCGCGCTCAACGTTGATTGGTCTGACTCGCCACTTGGACGGTAAATCGCAATTGACTCTTACGCAATTGGCTTTTACCAATTGTAAAAAGGAGTCTGTTCCATTCGTGTCTTCAATGAATACTCTATTCGGCTTGTGCTTATCATAATACTTCATGAAATGATAAGACAACTCGGACGACTTCCATTTTCCGTAAAGAACGTCCAAGACTACTATTCCGGGCATACCGTACTTGTCTCTGTAAATTCCCAGAGTTGCACCAACTGAATAGTCTGACGTCTTTTTGTCTCCGTACGCTGTGTCCCATGACTGTATAACTTCTATCAACGGGGGAACAGCAGAACGGTCGTACGTGTGCGCTCTTAGCCCATCTTCGTCGAACTGACTGATGAACAAGTCGTCTACGGCGGGATCAGTAGCTATATTAAGCTGCTGATTTTTAAAACTGCGCTCGCCTTTCTTTTTCAAAGTTCGAGCTAATTCTTCCCACGTAAGTTTGTACGGATGAACTAACTTGGCTCGTTTTTGTTGGATGATATCTTTAACAGTAAGATTACCGCGATCAAAATGCTGCTGGTCTTCTTTGTTAAGAATCCAAGAACTTCGGCAGCTATACAAAAGAGGAGCGATGTCCTTAGAGCCCTCGTCTTGGGGCAACTGACGAGTGCCGTACCAGTCGGTTGTAAAATATCTCGTTCCACACGAATCTGTAAATCCCCAAGGATCGCGCACGTCTTCGTATGCGTTAATCCTGAATTTTAAGGCTTCCCGTTTTTCAGGATTATCAGAATTTTTTAAGTCGACGGCATCATCAAACTTACAAATGTCACAGTGTTTTCCAGTGCTCGTAATCTGCATCGACGTCGCCCATACACTGGGCTGAGGCTGATGGTGGATACGCGCTGGACATTCCAAAGGCTGCTCAGACCAACCGTCTGTGCCTGTTAGAATAAACTCCGGGAAAAGCATTTGGAAGGCACTGGGACGAGCGCCACTAGCCAAATAAAAATGAGCTTTCTTTACGTCCGTGGCAAATTCTTCGGCCAAATCTTTTGTAGACGTGATGAACATGATTCTAATATCAGCCGCTGATATCAACCACTGTACAACGTCTATTCTGTTTATCGTGCTTTTGTAGGAACTTCTGGGTTCCAAAAGCATCATTTCACGCGTCTCTCTCGGGGTATCGACATCTACCCCAAGATTGGCATAGCGCTTCTGTTTACGCATTGCCGAATGGAAATCGTCGAGCGTATAACCCGGAAAATACAGCCCTTCAAAATTCTTAGCCACAAATTGCTTGCAGACATACTGGTGGGACATGTGGTACAAGCCGTAGCCTAACAAACGACCTAGCCAAAACAAGTCTAAACGAGCTTTCGCGCGCAAATCTAACCAGCGACGAAACGAAACTATCTCGTCTACTTCTTTAGCGCCACGATACTCTCGCCCACAATCTTTGTGGTCACAGTTGTCAATACAGTCTGGCTCTATCGGCCTTTCGAGAGAAACCTTTACGCCGTCACCTAAATCGTGATCCTCGATGTACGATATGGCTTTTATGGTTATTTTTTGAAAAGACGGGTTAGGCCAATTTTTTTTCTTCTTTTTCGATTTCTTTTTCTTTGGCTCTTCTTCGTCGTCCAACTCTTTGTCGTGGATATCTATGCCTTCGTATATCGCTAGAAGATCGACGTGGGGCATTTGTTCGCCCCTATAAAACACACCTAGAGCATCTTGCTCTGTGGCCCAAGCCAAGTTAAGCTCGTGCTCTTTTCCGTATTTTTGGATAGCGTCTTCAGGAGGCGGTGCAGGTTGTGATGCCTGTAATCTATCTTTTTCTGCTTTCTTGCGTGCTCTAAAAGCAGCTTGACGAAGACGATTTGATTCTCTTTCTTCTTGTGTTAGAGCCATTTGGACTCTCCTCGGCCAATTATATTGCTGGCCAGTTACTTCTGTTTATTTGCATCGTACGCAAGACTGTACGGAGCCTCTCTGGGCTCTTTGGCTTGCGGTATGCTTGGCTTCTTTATTGTTGGTGGTGAAAAAGAAAACGTCGGATTGCCCTCAACATTCTCTGTCGAGTTGTTTCCTTTTTGCAAAACGTTCTTTGCGCCTTTCAAAACTTCTTGAACCGGATCGTTTCGCATGTTTAACTCTTTTTGACAACTACGGGTACGTCTGCTGCGGCTGCGATAGCATCGTCATCTTTACTCGGTTGACTAGGCTGATTCCTATTTTGCCATGCCGTTGTAGCCCTATTGGCTGCGTAAGCCGCTGTTGCAAGTGTTGCTGCTCCTGCGCTCGCACCACCATCGGGTAATTGATGATTGTGAAAACAAACGTGAATAAAACCAACCAACACCGTTATCGTAGATACAGCGGTAAGAATACGACTGCTGCTCGGCGTTCCGTTATCGCAAAATGCGTCCTTCAAAAACTTAAACATTTATTGTTGATCCAGAGATTTTCTAGCTGCTTCTTCCGTTTCCATTCTGTGCTTAATGCCTGCGCCTGCGTCCTCGGCTTCTCCTGACAAACCCGGCTTGTGCGCCATCGAATACGGCGCGTTTGAAAGGTCTGTCTTTGCCGGTGCTGCCGCTGGCTTTTTGGCAGGGGTCCACGCATGTTGACCGCCGGTGTCTATATTCGAGTGAGACACTTTGTTCAATGTCTTTTTTGCACTCGCTAATGCCGCTGCTACTCCGCCGTCTGCTGCCATGTTGGTTTACCTTTTACTTTTTATGATTCCACTTAGACATCGTATGCGCGAACTCGGCCATTTTTCGGACGTGCTCGTTCGTGCTGTGGCGAGCCGCCTGAACCTTCTCTTCAGGAATCTGTTGCCCTTGAGCAACACCTAATGCCTTGTGCAGATTTCCTTTTCTGAGTTGATGCAAACTTCTATAGAGAGACGGGTTTTTTACTTTCGCCATCTAAATACTCCTGCAACAAATTTGTTGCGATTTCAAAATCTTCAGCGGTTGGCTCTAATTCTATGTCTTTGGATTTTTCTAAATACTCTGCTGCTCTTCTTAGAATTTCGGGGCTGTCTTTAAAGAATCCTAAAGCAGAATTACAGGGTTTACACAACATACCCCTAACATACTTTCCTACGTGGCTGTGATCTGTTGCACAGCTAATCGCATCTATGGGATCAAAACAGATGGCGCAAATACTTCCTTGGATTTCTACCAACGCCTGTTTTAACTCCGGCGTTATATCGTACTTGGCAGAAAGTTGCCAACGCCTTCTATCTTCTTTGTACTTTTCTGGATTTTCTACTTTAAGTCTAGCCATTCTTTCGCGAGTTGTTTTGTTTCTACGCTCTCGGTTCTCGGGCCTGTTCTTCCATTGTTCGGCTGCTGGAAGCCACAAGTGCCCACGTTTTGCATAGCACTCTTTATGCGCCGTCCTTGTACAATCCTTACAGCGGTATTGTAAACCGTCGGGAGCGACTCTATTCTTTTGAAAAGAATCTAAGGACAGTTCTTGCTTGCAATGACAACATGTTTTCATTTTATTCTCCTAAACAGAATGCGACCCGGGGCGTGGTTTAGGCACGCCCTCGAATCTGCGCCTCAGGAGCAACCCCGAGGAATTTTAAAAATAATTTATATTACGCCGCTTGTCCTTGTGCCGCTGGCATCGGAATGCCTGCCGGTTGTGCGTGCTCTGTCGGGATGCCGTGATTACCAGCAGCGGCTTCCATTTCACCTTCGTTCGGCGTTCCCAAATGGTCTTGCATGCTGTCGTGCAGGTGATCTAGCGACGTAACAGCGTGATGAACGTCCTTGTGCGGACCATCTTTGTGCGCGTGATGAATCGTAGCGCTACCATCTTTATGGTGAGTAATTTTTGTGTGTTTGAAACCGTGTTTTGCCATGACTTATTCCTTTGCCTTTTCGATTTCATCGTGAAGGCCGGGATGAACTTCTTCCTCTTTGGCTTCCTCGTCTTCGTGGTCGCGTAGATAATCTTCGAGACTATCATGAATGGCATCGAGGTCTTCTACGGCATGACGAACGTGGGACGACCCGTCTTCGTGTTCGTGATGAATCATTGCTGACCCATCATCACAATGTTCGATTTCGGTCTTTGTAAATTTGTGCTTCATTAGCTCACCATGTGCTTATCTTTTTCGTCGTGGCTTTCTTTTGTTAAAGCCTTGGCGTAATACCCGAATGGTCCTTTGAATACTCCGGCCATTCCTCCCGGTTTCACTTTCACATGATTGTGGTCATCGTGAAGCAAATGTCCGAGTTGATGAATCGTAGAACTGTGAACGAACGCTACCGCTGGTTTACCGCTATCTTCGCCACGTCTAATAATCATCTTAATCTTTGGATTGACGCGCGCTCTGAATTGATTGATACTCTCACCGCCCGGAATCACTTCGTCGGGATTCTCCTGATGGTGAACAATTTGTTTCATGTTCTCGTCGTTCTTCGGCTGCCCTGCAAAGTCACCAACGTTAAGAGGATCGAGATTCTTTACGGCTTTGTGTTTCTTCCCGCCGAGTGCGATATCTGCTGTTTGCTTTGAGCGTTTTTTGCTGCTTGTGAAAACTCCGCTGAACGAACGTCCTTTCAATTGCTTACCGATTTCTTCGGCTTGTTCTTTACCTTTATCATCCAAATCGGGATCGGCGGGGCCCCTAAACTTGTTTTGGTCGTTAAGATTTGTCGTACCATGACGGATTAGGAGGGCTACTAGTTTGTGTGCCATTTTACTTTTCCCTCTTACGCCACTTATAAGCTGCTCCAAATTCTTCCGATTCTTGAGAGCCTTCGGCTTGTATTCTTTGTTGTGCTTCTTTCCAGTCCATTGATGAACCTTTGTGTGCTGCGCAACAATCGTCCCAATCAACTTTATTATCGTCGTCAGTCATAATGGCGCAAGTTCCGTCATTACCTTCTGTGGGAACAAAACGTTCGCACGGTGCGCCATTGGCGTAGCCGCCACAGTTCGTTCCTGTGCCTTTTGCCCATTCGAGCCCTAGTTCGTCGGGGTCTTTACCCATGTACGTAGGCTTATCGGTTACGGTTGGAAGACCGCCAATCTGATACCCACAAACCGGTGTGTACAGTTGCCCGTCGACTGTCAAATGTTTCAGTATTACTTCGGGACCTATATACGCGCACGTTTCTTGTTTTGCCATCATGTGTGGGCAATTAAAACAAGACTTTGGCTGACCGTTGGTATCTTTGCCGCCAACAAACAACAAGCCCCATCTTTCTATCTTTACAAGATTAGCCATTGTCTCTACGAGCCTTTCGCGCGTGTGCATACGAAGGGAGATTGTGTCGCGGCGTTGATGCAAACTCGTGCAACTGCTTGTGGTTCATGCTCAGCAACCCGCGATTCTCTTTATGCAGTTTCTCGGGGTGATGGAGTGCAATCGCCATAACCTGTTGCTGTGCTTTTGATTCTGCGGGCACTTTAAATCTCCGATGAATCCTCAGTCGTGTACGTATCTTGCTCAAATGAGGTAGCACGTACTTGATGACGAGCTATATTTTTCAAATCTGATTCCATATGAGTCAAATGATTCGTTAGGAGCGTGTGCATTCCTTGTCGAATGTAAGCACTATCACTCTCTACCGTATCCATAAATGTCGTCAAACGCTCAAAGAACTTCTTACCGGCTTCGAATATACCGCGCGCTTTCCACGCGCCGCCAACAAGAAACCCTACGATTGCAAAATCTCTGATCGCTGATGAAACCTGACCCAATGTCAAACTGGCTGGGTCGAACATGGTATCCTTAAAATTTTTGTCATCGACTATAACGATCAGACAGGTCGTGGATTACACACGGGCTTCTCTGGGAGTAGCTGCTTCTATATCGCGCTCACTCGCCGAGAGAAAATTGAGGGGGCCTTTCGACCCCCGTGATTATGTGATCGAATTAAGCGCTGATGCTGAATTCGTAGAGCTTAGCCTTGTTGGCTGCGTCGCTCTGGCTGAAGGTCACGCCTACAACCAAACCAAACGGACCACCAAGTGCGCCCGGAACGCCGTTCACAACGCCGTTCTGGCCAAAGCTGATGCCAGTCAACGAGTTGTCGAGCGCCTTCGGGGTGCTGTTCGCAACGGTGTTGTTAACAACCGCGCTGTAGTTACCGCCGACGATGCCGCTGTCGTTGTTGCCTTGCATGTTTGCTCTGATCGTGAAGTTGTACCACAAGCCGTCAACGCCCGGTGCGAATGCGCCAGTAGATGCAAGCTGTGTGTACGTCGGGCTGGTAATTGTACCAGTTACGGCATACAAAGCAACCGTCACGGTTTCAGACGAACTGATTGCCGAAGACGGGAAGAACGCGCCCGATGCCACAACTTCAAGCACCTGACCGTTCAATTTCAAATCGCCGGGAACAACCATCAAACCGCTTGCGTTCGTTGAAGACGGGGTGGCCGGTGAGGTCCACGTTGCGCCTGCTGCGAATGCTGCGTTACGGCCAAAATATTTGACCGAAGTTCCGGTACCACCTACAGTCGACGGGAAACCGCCATTAGCGCCCCAATCCTGAATTGGAAAAGACATGTACTACTCCTTATGTTTACGATAGACGACTCGGATTAACTAAATCGAATACCGCTTTTTATGACGCGACAGAAATATTCTGTACGCCATCACAGACAGTTTGGATCGAGCTACCGTCTGCGTGTTTTCGTAAATACAAAATCGCATTTACGAGAATCTTTTCATTTTCGTAAGAGTTTCCTAACAGCAGATTACAACTAGAGCACAATAAATCTCTCAGTTTACCTGTCTCGTGATTGTGGTCTTGGCAAACTCTTTTACCGCGAGGTTTTCCGCTGGTAATCATAGGCTCTTTACAAATAGAACAAAGCCCTCGCTGTAGATTAAACTGAGCTTCAAACTCTTCTCTCGTTATTCCGTATTTCTTTTTTCTATACCAACTTCGACAAAACTGTTTGTGTTTAACAGAATTTTTAGCCGCCCATTTTTCGGCTCTTTCTTTTACTTTTTCGGCTACTTTTTGATATTCTAGATTTTCACAAATCCTACATTTGCCTCTGCCGATTTTTAGTGTCGATGGGTTGCTGTTGCTCTCAGAAAAAATCTCTTTGCATGCATGACATCTGCCGGGACCTCTTTTTATTCGGGCACACGAACGGCAATATCCGGCTCTCTTTTTAAAAACAGATGGCTTAGAGTTTTCTAAAGTTAAAACATTTTTGCAAAACGAACATAATCCGCTTCTCATTTTTATTCTCCTATTAAGAACGACAAGGAGGGTGTAATAGGCACCCTCCAAGTCTAGCCCCGGGAGCAACCCCGAGGGATATCTATTGCTTGAAATCACAATCTGTGACTTCAAAAACTTTTTAAAAACTCTTAGACGAAATTGACAGTTACAACCGTAGCACTCGATGGTGCTGTTGTGCCCGACGTTCCGCCCGTAGTTACTGCCGCCGCACTCAATGCGGTTCCGAAAGTCTTGCCTTGCGAAGCGCCTGTATAGAGAACGTGCGTAATAATTGCGCTCGCTGGTACATAGATTATTTCATCCGGAGCCGTCGTTCCGACTACAACTGAACCGCTGGCAACGTTCCACAACTTAACGTACGTTGCTGCGTTGTTCAACGAGTTGTCAACGATGATTGAAAAAACTTTTGCTGAGGAGGCTTTGATTCCTTCCACAGTTGATCCCATAGCACTGCTGCTATAGATGATTTCGTTTGCGGGTGACGACACGTTCACTGTTGCGATTGCCACATTATCTCCAAATCCACGAACAACGTGGACAAACTAAAACTTCTCCCGTCTTCTTTCGAAGAGGTAATTTACAAACAGCGCAAAGCCTGCTCCACATAGGAGCCTCCGTGCAGCTATCTTAATCTTTACGATCCGTGAGAAACACCTAGACTATCCACGTAGTAAGCGACGTTCGCACCTTGCTGGACGATTTGAATAATGTCTTGATTTTGGGGATTAGTCGGGAAGGCTGCTGCGAAGGCTTGCGCTACGGTAGTAATTGTGGTGCCGGGGTTAGTTCTGAATTGACCAATGACTTGGCGATTCAGAGTATACTTTCCAGTCCCGCCACTTCCGAGAGAAGCAGTTAGACCCGAAGCATTAAACTGAACAGTGCCTGTGTAATCGACGGCAGCTAAAATCGCTGTGCCATCGTCATTAGCAATCTGAAGAAGATCAGCCTGAGACGTATTATCTGTAAACGCAGATGCTACCACGGGCGTGGATGCGGCGTAACTTTGATACTGGGCCAAAAGAGCCCCATTTGTTGCTGGCATGTTAGTTTATCCTCATACCGCATAAACTGCGGTAAACTTTTTACAACTTCTAAAACTTGGTTCGGGCGGAACGAGTCGAACGTTCATGACGACTTTCAGAGAGTCGCATCCTACCGATTGGATGACATCCGAACAGAAATAAAAGTCGTCCCCACTAGGGCGAAGGGGTCCTTTTCCTTAGAAAGTGCTATCGCGATTTTCTTTCTAAGTACCTGACCGACGACTCGAAGATTGGTTGGATGCGAAGGATTCGAACCTTCACGAACTGATTCAAAGTCAGTTATGCTACCGATTACATTAGCGTCCAACAGAAAATTTGGTCCTTGCTCACCGAATCGAGCGGTGTCCACTTGTGTTTCAAACAAGGGTGCGACCTCTACACCAAACAAGGCTGGAGGAACACAACTGAGTCGAACAGTTAACCCTTTCAGGTTAGTCTAGTTTTCAAGACTAGTTGCCCACCATCGAGCACTGCGTTCCATAAACTTTGGCGGATGGTTTGTGATTCGAACACAAACAACCAATTAAGGTTGACTCAGTCTTAGCAGGACCGTACGTTGCCGTTCCGTCAACCATCCATAATTACTTCGACTTCAAAAATCCGTAAAGACCTGCGGCAGCGCTAAGCAGCGCGCCTGCGATCCAAACATACGCCCACGTGGTCTCATTCACGTATTCGCCGTTCTGATAATGAGCCCACGCGAACCCGAGCAAACCGATTGGCCAAGCCTTGTAAGCCAATGCGGCCCACTTCGACTTCGAGAAAAAGAATCTCATGATCGGATTCTTTTCACCAGCTAATCCGTTCTTGTGAATCAACTCGTCGGTCTTGTGCCAGTCAAGATAATTCGTTGCCACGGCTGCCGCGAGTGCCACTGAGAATACGAAACCCAACATGTGTACCTTCCTATCTTTCTACTTGCCTGTCTTCAAATGCGCGATGTACGCCGCGTCGGCATATCGGCGAGCGAAATGGTAGAACAACCAACCGATGAACGGCAGCGTGATCCACCAAGGAACATATCTGCAAACGACTTGAGTCAATGGCGGCTGATAGCCGTTGCCGCGATACAAAGCGTAGCCTTCGTAGCCGCCGAGTATAAGAAGAATTGCAAGCCAACCGTAAACAAACGCTGTGTTCCAGTTCATGTGGACTCACTTAAAAATTGGCAGGCCGTGAGTGAATCGGACACCCGTTGCTCGATTTGGAGGCGAGCAGATTGCCACTATCTTAACGACCTAAATAAAATCTACATCTACTGCTGTGGTTGTTTTTGAATCGGTTGCACACTTTACAGATGTGCTTTTTACGATGACAGTTCGAACAAAGTATTACACATTTGGCAATTTCTTTTTCGAGGTGGCTTAACGACCACCCTACACGAAAAACTTGACTGATAGCCTTTTCTTTAATTTTGGGGTTCTTGTGATGAAAATCCAAACATCTAATGTCTTTTTCACCACACACCACACACTTCGATGCTTTCTTTACAGACTTGATAAAAGAACGAATTTTAGATGCTTGCTTACGGTTTCGTTGATAGTGTTCTTCTTTATTTCTGTAGTAGTAATCCCTACGATACTTTCGCATTTCTTCTGCGTGTTTTCGTTTCCATCTATCACTACCCATATAGTGCCCTCCCTTAAAGAGCAAGTCGGGGAGTGTTAAGGGCACTCCCCAACTAATTGTACGTACAAACTTACTTAATCACTTTCTTTGCTAGTTGAAATCCCAGTCCGAACAAAAAGCCGAAGGAGAACATCAATCCGAAAAGCAAGGCTACTAAAATTAATCCTGCCATCGGGTTTCTCCGGACGGGCGCGCTAAAAAATCTTTACTCGATGATTCTTTCTTTGGCTGTTGACTCAGGTACACATTAAGCAACGGGGTGGGAACAACCACGACACCATTTTCGAAAACGTGACCTTCGAGAATGCCGATAACCTTGCCTGTCTTCTCGCTAATAACAGCCGAGCCAGAGGCTCCGGGACCACCGCCGTCTTGAATCAAGATTCGACCTTTACAAATGTCGCACTCTGCTCTTCCGACGTGTCCTGCTACTTTGATAGGACCACTAGACACTCGACCGACGTAAACGACTTGCGTCAACATTTCGGGGTAGCCTACGTAAAAAACTTTGTCGTCGATCTTAGTCGGCTTGTTGTCTAACTCAAGAACCTCGTAGACTTTCTTAGTCTTGAAATGAAGTTCCGCCGCGTCCATCTTGCCGTCATCGACGTGTCTCAGCACTTCGACTGGCTGCAAGTCTTCTACTTGCGGGTCCTCGATAACTTGATCCGCGACGTAGTACGTTGCGTCTGCCGGGTTCTCGTCAAAGCAATGACCGGCGGTCAAAAGAAAATAACCGTCAGTCGACTTCTCGTAAACGAACGCTGTACACAACGGGATAGTCATGTGGCGTTCGTCAGAGTGCCCGTAAAGAACCATCGTAGCTTTTTGGGCTCTCTCGTGATTCTTGTTAACTGCTTGAGCCGAACTTGCAAAAACCAAACACGCTGCTAGCGTGACTGCGCGAAGAACTTTCATCGTACATCTCCGCGAGCGTTGGCAAGGCGCGCTCGTTAAATTATCTCTGCTTCCCTAACTTCAGGAACCCCTTGTTCAGAGTTGAAATTGGTGGATGATGAGGGATTCGAACTCTCTACGGTCGCAAGGACCAACGGGGTTACAGCCCGCCGCGCCACTCCCACTGCGCCGCTCATCCATAAATTGGAGCTTCGAGGTGGGATCAAACCACCGCGCCATCCTTACCAAGGACGTATGCTATCGACTACATCATCGAAGCTTGGAGCCAGAAGTTGGAATTGAACCAACGGAGTACACTTTACGAAAGTGTTGCCCTGCCATCGGGCGCTCCCGGCTAAGTTGTTTTCACCGGCTCTGGTGCGTCTACCCGGTGTGAATAATTTTTATCGAACGGATCGTACACGTTCTTATCTATGCGTTGCGTATCGGACTTCAATAATACTTTGGGGTTTGTTATCCCTGTCATGTCGCGATGTTTCTTCGCCAACGAATACGGCGTTTGTTTTTCGTCCTTGTCGTTTGGCATAGAGTCTTACTAAACCTTTTGGAGCCAAACCCCGGAATCGAACCGAAGTCTACGAGGTACAAGCTCGTCGTCTTGCCACTAGACGAGTAAGGCTCTGAAATTTTATGCGTGAGGTTTTCGTTACCCCGCACAAACGATTCGGACTTTCACTTCGCTCTCCTATGGAGAGTCTGTGCCGACTTTTCTAGAAACTTGGAGCGACGTGAGGGAAACTCGAACCCTCGCCTGTGACTTGGCAAGCCACCGAACTACCATTATTCGAACATCGCTCAGAATGGAGAGGTGTATGGGATTTGAACCCATTCCGCTTCTTTGGAAGAGAAGCATGCTACCATTAAACACCAATACCTCTTTGAAACTTATTACGCCGCCGGTGCTGCCGGAGGAACTAACGCTGCTACAACTTGTGCGTCTACTGCGTCAACTGCTGCTGCGTCCGCTGCGTCCTTGGCTGCGACTGCCGCTGCCACTGCGCCCGGGCCGTTCTCGGCAATCAACTTCGCCACGTCTGCTTGAAGCTTTGCTACTGAGTCTGCGAATGCCATCAGTGTTCTCCTGAACTCGTGAATTAATTTACGATCTTCATGCGACAACTCAACGACTATTTGTTTTTCAAACATCGTCCCTCTTTTTGAGGATTAAGGTGGTTGCGGGTCCGGGATTTGCGCCCGACTCGGTGGCTTTATGAGAGCGACCTACTCACTAGAGCTACCCGCTATAGAAAATTATACATGTGTTATCGACGCTTTCAACATGTTAGCACAGGCACGCCGTACGACGGTTGTGTCGACTGTGTTCGAACTTGGTACTCCAAAAAGGACTTGAACCTTTACGAAACGCTAATCAGGCATCCATGCTACCATTACATCATCGGAGTACAGAAACTATTTTCTCGAAATTTCTTTCAACCATTCATCTTCGCGCTGTTTACTTTCTTCCCAACGCTCGATTATTTCTTTTGAAGAATACCAATCACAGTACGCTGTATAGGCAAACGGATTGTTGTACTGTTGGCTACGAGTTTGGAGACGTTGTTTTCCGTCTCGACTCCACGAATAAACATTATTCCAATTGCACTCACGTTTGTGTGGAAGAAAGAGTTCTTCCCAATCTTGACAAACACGGAGTGCGTAATTTTGTGCGCGACGTTCACCGCGATGCGCGAGAATCTTATCTTGCTTCGCACTGCGGTTGCCCGTTATAGATGCGTACGGGCGACGGTATGACTTACTCATCTTAGTAACCTCCTAGGTTATCTAATGAATTGTAACTGTCATAACATCTCCTTTAAATTTGGTGGAGCTTGTCGGCTCTGCCCCGACCGCCTCAGATTTGCAAAACCTGCGCTCTCCTGAATGAGCTAAAACCCCATTGAAAATTTGGTACCGAAGGAGGGTACTGACCCCTCGCCGCGAGATTGAAAGTCTCGTATCCTGCCTTTAGATGACTTCGGCTTTGATCTTTGTTCTCGGCATCATAATCGACTGCCTGTATTTCTTTTTGCTGCCGACGGCTTCGATTATTTCTATATCTTTTCCCGATGCGGTATATCCATCGTCTTTAATTACATTCGCGCCCGTGATAGTCATGTCGTTAAGGACATTGGCTAAATCCATCGGATGGATGTACTCGATGTTCCCGGGGCCTTCTGTAAGTTGCCTAATCACATCTTGGGCTTCACTTACTAAATCGCGATAATAATCTCGTTCTTTTACGAGATTTGCAACTGCTGATACAACATTCATTATAACCCTCCTACAACTATACATCTACTTCAAAACTTGGTGACGTCGCCGGGGATCGGACCCGGACTACTTGGTTGAGAACCAAGTGTTCTGCCATTAGACTACAACGCCGTAACTTGGTGGGCAAGATCGGAATCGAACCGATAACCTTTCGGAGCGCGTTTTAAGTGCGCCGCGTTTGCCTGTTTCGCCACAAGCCCAAACTGGTATTGGCCTAGCGAGTCGAACGCTATCGGCAACTCTAATCAGGAGTCAATCCGGGCTTTATAAGAGCCCGCTGCATACCGATGCTGACCAATGAAATTTTGCGGACGACTTCATCGTACATCCTTCTGTGTCTTACGAGCACAGCGTCCGCGAGTAAACTTAATGATGAAACACTTTCCAAAGAATGATGAGAGAAGCAGTTGCGCTCAGCATACCACTAACCGTTCGTGCTATCGCTAGAGCTAAATCCCACTGCTGCCTTGTCATTGTCCTTCTTCTTCAAACGGCTTTCGTACCATTTCCGTCTTAGATCAAGATATTGTTTCTGTGCCTCTAAACTCTCTCGACTGATGAGCAAACTTTCTTTTGCCATCTGACGCATCGCGTGATCGTCGAGATAAATCAAGAACAAGATGACTGCTTCGAGAATCAGGAGTGCGTCCTGCCACGTCATAAGTCACCTGTTAAACTCGTTTATTCGAAACTTTTAAAACCGTCCAAGCCTTGCTTTTCAAAAACCTCGGTGAAATAAGAGAACCTTGTTCGCATCCAGAAATCCAAATCGTCTTTGATCTCGATTCGTTGCCCAGTACGTCCGTCGGTGACGAACAACTTTAGTCGTTCTGGTAAATCCAGAATGTAGCCAGACATCTTGCGTTGTATTATTCTTCCCATAAAATTTGGTAGAAAGCCACGGACTCGAACCGTGAACCTACTGCTTGTAAGGCAGCCGCTCTGACCAATTGAGCTAGCCTTCTACAGAAAATTGTTACGGCGTGCTACCATTGCACCATAAGCGACGCGCCGTATACACGGCTGACTCGCGCCTCGGATCGCTCCGACATTGCTTTTGTGAGACTCGAACTCACATCTCCGGTTTTAACGGTGTCTTACCATTCGACGAACGGCCTCCGAAGAAACCGTGTTGGACTCGAACCAACATCTCCGTAAGATTGGTGGGTCCGGTAGGCAACGATCCTACACGCCCCTATTTAAAAGATAGGTGCTCTGCCAATTGAGCTACAAACCCAAAACTTGGTCGTCCGCCTCGGGCTCGAACCGAGACCAGCTTCTTTAAGAGAGAAGTATTCTGCCCCTCGAAATCGCAGACGAAAATTAATGGCAACGCTATAATCAGACTTTTGTCATACGCTTACGCGCGGGGCGAACATTCCTCTGAGCCTTTAACCCGACCCTCATCGTGCTCAACAAGCACTCGGGTCCTATTTAAAGTTACACCAGAAAAGAGTTACTCGGCTCCAATGAGTCTTTCGACTACCGAGGCTTACTTGTACGATTACTCGTCTTGCAACTTCCACAATTCTGTGTTGAGGCGTGGCCTGAATTTCCTCGGGTACGATATGTACAAATCTTTCGACTTGCACCTTTTCGTACACGCGTTCGTCTACGCTACCAAACTTCTTCGTGTCGGGCGCTTTTAAATTCCGTTGCGATTCTCTAATTGAATCGTCGGACGCCCTTCGGGGGTTCTTTGCCACTTTCACGAACTTGGAGCACGAGGCTGGAGTCGAACCAGCGGTTGATGTTTTGCAGACACCTAGCTTACCGTTTGCCGACTCGTGCGAAATATTTTGATGCGTCCACCCTCGTCGCAACTTACTATCAGTAACAAACGCTCAATTCTTAGTTGTACGTTTAAGTTCTGAGCCAGCGGTGGCAATCAGCGCGGCCTGCTAAGACAGACCATGTAGCCCTTGCGGGCCGCATCAAACTTGGTCCGCCGCGTAGGATTCGAACCTACACCCTTTCGGATTCGGGTTTGAGCCGAACGCGTCTGCCAATTCCAGCCAGCAGCGGATTAAATTTATTCACCCTCAGCACGGAACAAACGTGTGCCTCATAGCCTTCGGGGACGTGTCCCACCCCTCGGGGAAACTTGGTGACCTCGGTGTGATTCGAACACACAACCCGCCGTTTAGGAAACGGCTGCGCTATCCATTTGCGCCACGGGGTCAAAATTTTGGAAGGCCGTCACGGATGTGCGCCGTGGTTTGCGGTTTCGTAGACCGCCGTCTTATCTGCTGGACCAACAGCCCTTTGATACTTTTTCATGTGCCCGTAGGTCTTACGGCGGTGACAATTAGCGCACCGAATAACGCACTTGGCAATTTCTTTTAGTATGATATGCCACTGATAAGAAGACCTTGCCATCACGCTGACTTCTGTTCTCTTCTTACCTATCACGTGGTCGAAATCCAAGACTACCGGGTCACTCTCACCACAATCAACACAAGGATGCTCTCTCAGGTATTGAACCAAACGAGTTTGTGAATCCTTTTTGTATCTTTTGTTCCTGTCTAAATATTGCTTCTTGTTTGCATTATAGTGCGAACGAACATAAGCGTTTTGACACTTTTTACAGTGATAATAAAACTTCCCGTTTGGGCGTTTATGAAACTCGCCTTCTTTACCACACTTTCGACAAACCATTTCACCCTCCGCAATAGAGTGGGTGGGAGTGATTGCGGCACTCCCAACCGATGTACGTACAAAATTAAATTGGTTGCTGGCCCCTTCGATTCATGAGGTCTAGAGGAGCGCGCCTACGCCAGCAATATTGGGGGTTCCACTCGGAATCGAACCGAGATTCGGTGCTTAGAAGGCACCATCCTATCCTTTTAGACGATAGAACCAAATTCTTAAAATAAAAAGTACGTTGCTTGCTCTCGAATATCTTCCCATCGCACGCCGATGAGCACTGCAACCGCTCCAATCAAAACGACTGGGATTAACTTTACTGGAAAGCTTAGGTACTTCATGCTTCCTCCAAAATTTGGTTCCCGAGGTGGGACTTGGACCCACAATCTCTTTCGAGCGCCGAGGTCTAAACTCGGTAAGTATGCATTCCTCCACTCGGGAATAGAAATCCGGGCCGGTATTTAATCAGCGCACCCCGGCCACCGCGCGTAGGCGGAATAAGGTGCTGGGGCGATCTTTTATCGCCGGAGCCGTATGCGCCTTACCAGTCGACGACGCCAATCATTGGGAGCGACCCGAGATTGTTGAGGCTCTTGTTGTACAACATCTCTTCCACGGTGGCTTCACGCCTCGGTGTAGGATTTTTCTCGAACCGTCGAAACAGCCCGAGAAAACTCCCGTGGAATATCTTGGCAGAGATAACCAGAATCGAACTGGCACTTCGCCCGTGACAAGGGCGCGTCGTTACCAACTGACCCTATCTCTGTTGAAAATCTTTCTGCCAATCGCTGGAGCGGCAGGAGTCGAACCTGCGATGTCTGCATTAACAGTGCAGCGGATTACCAGCTTGCCTACACTCCAGCGACGGGCAGAAAACTTGGTCGGGCTGCGAGGATTCGAACCTCGAAGGTCGTAGACACTCGGTTCCGAACCGAGACCGCTGCCAGATTACGGAACTACAACCCGATCTAAAATCAAAATTCCTAAATCTAATTCAACGTGATGATTAGGACACAGAGCCACAAGATTGCTTTGTGCGTTAATCTCAGATAATAAAGCGTTGCTCGGAAACTCTTTTATCGGTTTTATGTGACAGCAATCAACGCGTATGCTATAACCACAAACCTTACACTTACGATCTGATGCCTTAAATAGTTCTTTTCTAGCGTGTAATCTTACTTCTTGTATTCTGCATTCCGATTTCTTTCTTGACGAAAGAATAGAAACTATCGGCAGATGCCTACAATCGGAACAACGAACTGTTCGTTTATACGGACTCGTGTACTTCACACCACAAGACGTACAAACTCGTATTTTAGGCACTCGGTGCGGATAACCTAAAACACGATTCTGATACTTAGCACCACAAGAATGACCACAAAATTTTTTCTTTTTTATCCAAGCAAATTGACTACCTGTGGCGCCTGCGTGAACCAAAATAGGCGCTTTACATTCTTTACAATAGTTCGGAGACTCGTTATATTTTCTACGTCTCTCAAGAGAAAGAACAGTGTTAGCTACTCTTCCTAAATCAGCGGCTATTCTTGCTTGCGCCAGTTTAGCTTCGCTCACAACTTTGAACTTGTATCCTACGGGTAACATGTCTCTCCTCTAAAGAGCGGCTGGGGATGTTAGAGGCATCCCCAACCCGAGTTCCGTTAATTAGGCGGAACGTGCTCAAATTATAAAATGGTCGAGATGGAAGGATTTGAACCTCCAAGGCGTTGCCGCACTGGTTTCCAAAACCAGACCGCTACCAAGTTACGGACCTACACCTCGACTGAAACTCTAGGACGTTTCCAGTGCCCTTTCCACTCCTCTGTACTACCCAACTCAAATTTAAAGGCGGGGTATTAAGGGATGTCTCCCAAACCGGGCATCCCCGGCTTACCGCGCCTAACTCAAACTTTGGTCGCTATCGTGGTGACCCACGCCGGTTTCCCACTAGGGTGTATCCGGAAAACTTATTTGGACGGGTGGCGATAGACCTACATCCTTGCGTTAGCCCCTCAGTCGAACGTCTTGTTGCCAAGAACGTCATCCAAAACTTTTTAGTACCGCCTAAGTGAAACCACCTTACTACACTTTCGAACTTTTGTCAAGCACTAAATTTGGGGTGCTAGATGGGTATTGCGCCCACTAGACAATCGGTTCACAGCCGACGCGCTCGCTATCTGCGTCCAAGCACCATTGAAATTCTAGGAGGGGCTTGTATAGTTATCAGCCACAAGTGCAAGCACAGACGGACTGACGAGGCGTACCTTATCCGACGTGACGCCCCTCTAACATTCGGATACTCTAGCCTCTTCCTTTAAGTTCGAAATCATTCTTGCACAAAATCGAAAATTTGTCAAGCTTTATTTTAAAATACTTTAGAGCTTGGTTTTTACCTTATCGAAACCCTTTGCGACTTCCTCGGCAACGCGCGCTTCAAAGTTCTTGACGTTGTGAATACGGCCCGCGCCGAACCCGAGTGCGAAAAAGATTACAACCATGATTGTGGTGAACATTGTTTTATCCCCTTGTGACTTTCTCTCGCCTGCTATTGCTTAAATCCAAATTCGAAACCTTTGTGAGTGTCTGTCCGTTCAAACTGACCCACTCTTCTCCATCCTCAGTTTTGAAGATTGGGAGATGGCGTTGCGATCCCAACCCGGGCTTTGCATGCCCGCCTTGGTTGATAATCAAGTCGACGTTTGTAATTTCATAAGTCATTTGCTTTTCTCGGCTGCCGTTAATAGAACGTGAACCAGTTCTTCGTAATCATCGCGGACATCTAACTCTGTCCCGTTCGTAAATACCAACGTTGAGCCGCCACCATTTCTAGACTTGATTCGAGCGATGGTATCGGTGTTGACGGCTGTCTTCACCTTGTTGGAAAATGAAGCTGCGTCGACGCTCATCCAAGACATTACTCGTGTCCTGTCGCGTCCTCGCCACCCTTATCATGCGTCAAGACCGCCTTGCCAGAATTCGGGATGACGTTGAGGATTTTAGTCCCGTCGGACGTCAAGGAAATGTTTTGCTTCAAAGCAGCTTCTTGTGCGGCGTTCTTGTTTTGGTTGACGTCGACAGTTCTTACGGCTTCGCTCTTTGGAAGATTACCTTTGCGCAAAGTCGAATCTTCAGCGTTACTCTTGCCAGCGGATTTGACACCCTCTACGCCGGTGGATTCGATTTTCTTTTTTCTTTCATCGGCATATGCCATAGTGTTCCTCAATCCTTCTTTTTCTTTTCCCAAAGAATCAACTTGCCGCCGGACAGGTTTGCCGGGTCGGTGCCACGACGGATCGCTCTTGCGCTCGAACCACTGTATTCGTACGTCATGTGGCTGCCGTCGGATACTTCGAAAGTCAGTTCGACTTTCTTTCCGTTCTCTTTCTTATTAACGATGTTCTTCTTGCTCATTTACGTCGATGCTTTCGTACTTCAAATTCTTCTAAGATACGTTCGGTGATTTCGTCGCTTTCAGGGGCGGCGTATCTTACCGCGCGCTCTAAGTTCTCAACGCGTTCTTTCAAATCGCGAATCTCTTGTTCTGCCCAAACCAGATTGTCCATTGACTTACCTCGTAAAACTAAATGCTGTACGTTGTGCTTCCGTCTGCAATCACAATCGGGTTATTCAGAACGTTTGAAACATCGGCTCCAGTTTCGTCCCCCACAGTTCCGTTGTTCAACACGATCTTGACTTGGTACGTTCCTGCGGGAAGACCCTTCAAAGAGAAGTTACCGCTAGCTACCACATCGCTCGTTTGAATACCGTTCGGGCGACCGTTGGTTAAAATTATCGCGGAGACTATCGCTCCGTTGTTTGCCGCGCCTGCGGAACCGTTAATCGTTGAGGACATCGAATCTCCTGACCTTAGTTCACAGGTCCGTTAAAAAGTTTGTCGATAGAATAGAGTGTTTGCCTGTCGAAGTACTGGGCCCAAATACCCTCTAGCTTTAACTCATCTGCCCGACGTATCAGTTCGACGCATTCTTCGTGCGTGAAGAATCTCATGTCCGAGGGATCGCCGACGTCGCGGAAGATTCGACCTTGTACGTTTTGCACATCGCCTCACTTAGGCTCTATCTGATAGCACAGCCTCGTACAACTGATTTATGTCTCGCGCTCTGTGTTCTGCCAATCGGTGGGCGGCTTGGCCGATGCTGCGAGCGAGGAGTTACTGCAGAGCGAAACGAAGACTACAGCCTTCCCTTGGAACGAAGGAAGCGGGGCACCAATATTTTTAACTTCATTCAAAGCGTTATTGTAACGGACGTAAAGTCTTTAATCTCAACCACATGGACGTCGAGTACAAGAAGGTGGGGCTAGGGGTTGGTGCGCATGGCGGAGTACCCCGGGGTCATATTTTTGGATGGGTGGTGGGGGTACTTGTTGTTACACGTAACGTCTGTAAGTTGTTGACGGTACACCACGTTAACGTCGTCGGGACCGTCGAGCCGTATGGGGCGGTGTGCACCCAGCACTGCCGCCGGGTCGAAACTTTGCCCCACCCGCCACCCCCTTGCAATTGCGTTACCATTGTATTAAGTCCTTTGTTTTCAATGTTTGCCCTTTTGCATTTCGCCGATTGCGTTCTTTGCGGACCGCGCGCGCCGGATCGTTGCAAACCCAAATCGTTGCAGCTTTTCCTTGCAAACCATTGATTGTAAAAGGTTTATCGAGCTTTCGCCAATCCGTAAAGAACAGTATATTCCTTACGGATTCGATTATACGAAGAAAAAGCGAAAATGAATGTTGACGTTTAGGTTAAGTGAACGGTTGCTCAGAGCGCGCCTGATTGAGTGACCTTTGTTCATTGGTGACTAATGGTCATCTATAAGTGCTTTGTTGTCAATCGATTGCAGAGCTTAACACTGTTAAGTAAGTTCACACTGTGAGTTTTGTTGTTACAGTTTGTTCTGTCGTGACAGAAATGACTGAAAGAACTGTCATGACCGATGCTCTGATCGCGTTACAGCGTCCTTTCCGTCCGCGCGCTGATGCCGCGGCACGCTTCGCTCGGGCTCCGCAAAGCTACAGACGTTGTGCTCACTACAACCTGTCTCTGTATCGTGCTCAACGACTGTAGTGTTGTTTCGCCCCATCTTCGCTATTCGCGAATTTCGAAACGATCCTCAAAATTGTGTCACCAATGCTGTCACCAACGAATTGGCACAACCAGATTTTACACACTTGTTTTCGTGTCATAAAATATCGTGTCATCATGTGCCCGTAACTCGACTCGATTTTGAGTTATGTTAACTAACGTTTTGCAAGCCTCGTGTTTTCAACGTGCGTTTTTTGGTGACACCACGATTCCGCCAGCCTTTTTGCTGTTTCCTGACACACGCGAGACCTGATGACACACTTGAAATTTTACGTTCGATTCACAATGTGCGTAATCTCTATATACTCGGACAACTAGGCGAAGAAAAATAGAAGATAGTAATAGATTACCTCTTTTGATGTTTTTCTCCTTGTTTTACCCCTATTTTTACCTGAGTGTCATCAGGTCTCTCGTCTTTCAGGAAAGGGAATCGTGGCGACAGAATCGAGCCAATAACCTCTTTATAATCAGTCGTGCTTCGATCCATTCTGTCACCAAAACCGAGAAATGCTTGCATGATGACAAATAATTGTTGACAAGCCTTCGAACTTGTGATAGGCTTCTCGGTTGGAGGATAATCCAATATGACACCAAAAGAAAGATTGATTCGTATTTTGCAAGTCGAAGCACCCATTTATAAGTCGCGTTTGCTCGCATCATTCCGCAACCGTGATGAGTACAGCGCGGCGCTAAGCGAACTGCTCACGGCTGGCTTTGTCCATCAAACAGGGCTTGGCACTCGCGGCATGCCATTCAAGATAGTTCTCAGTGGTACTTGGCCGTACAACGTCTGTCCCCTTTGCGGGCATGTATCGTTTCCGAGGGATCAGCACTCGGAACAACCGCTACGGCCCACAGAGCCCGTACGACGGTCAGACGGAATAACCGTGGATAAAGTGATAGCGCTATTGGAACGACACGGCGGAAGCACAACCGTGCGCGTGGCGCAACGTGTGCTAAATGCCAATCGGCATAAGGAAGCATGGGCAGAGATTCAGTCGAGCCCTTTGTTCGCGTTCACTGGCACAGGCAAAGCAGGCGATCCAAAGATAATTCATCTGGCGGGAGGAAAAGCATGAGTGTACAAGACAAACAACAAGACGAAGTAATCAAGCGCATCCTCAAACCAATTACTATCTTGCTCGAATCGCTACCTAATCGGGAATTGCCTATGCAAACGGTTAAAGACATTCTCCTCCCAGATGCACCGTTGGATAAATGGGTAGGATTTTGTTTTCTCTTGGAGCGCGATTCTAGATTTTATTTCACAGGCTCGGGCGTAACAATCGATCCGAGAACGGTTCATATGTCTGAACCTATTGAGTGGATAGACTTGGAGCCCGCGAAGTGAAATTGCTGATAATCCCGAGTAAACAACGATGCCCATATCACTGTTTGGAGGGTATTTGTAACATCTGCGGGCAAGAACGCAACGACTCGGATAGACAAATGGAAAAACTATACGAGAGTCAAGCTGTTTCTCACCCTTTTGAAACTGACGATTGCACAGTCCTCGCTCTGGCTCACGTTTTAAATTCATCGTATGCGGAAGCACATGCTATCTGTGAAGCGGCGGGGCGAAAACCTAGAACAGGAATGTTTTGCATCGATATACATCGTATGCTAAAAGGTCTTGCTAAATCTGGTAGAATTCTCAGTGTCAGACTCAAGCGGGGAAAAGAGTACGTTCTTCCGCCGCGTTACGAGAAAAGAAAGAAGCCCGTATTAGTTCGCGGTAAACACGGAAATTTCTACAGATCGTTTCCGCGCAAAGCCACAACAATAGCAGAATTCTTAAAAGACATGCCGAAGAAAGGCAGGTTTTATATCTCAGGCGGCGGGCATTCTTTTTCGATGGTAGATGGTATGCTATTAAATCCAACCCCGAGAATACGCGCGTATATGACAGGATGTTGGGAGATAAAACTCAAACCGTCTGGCCGCGAACTCAACAGCCAAACGATTAGTACCACCGCAGGATAGTACTAAAGTTTAGCCGTTCGTACTATTGGTTCCAGACAAGAGGCGTGAGAGA